GCCGCGACGACTCTTCGACTAGCAGTTAAGTCGTTTTGTCAAACGGTGATTAATTTCGCCAACAATTAAATATCAACTAAATATAGTTAACTAAATAACTATTAACGAAAAGGAATCCCCGCTATGGCTCTTTCTGATCCTCAGTCCGTTACTGTTGGTACGGCCCAGACGCTTCCGCGTACTGGTAGCCAGGGCTCGTCGTCGACCTATCAGGTCTCGGACGGCTCCCTGTCGCTCACGGTCTCGCACGCTCCCACTTCTGGGGGCAAGCGAGTTCGCCGTGTAGCCCGTATCAACCACTCGAAGATCGCTCCTGATGTGCTGACGAACGGTAACACTCGTTACTCGTCGTCTGTCTACATCGTTGCCGATGTGCCCGCCAACGGTTACACCGTTGCCGAGCAGAAGCAGTTGATCGATGGTCTTACGACCTGGTTCACTGCTTCTACGGGTGCGAACGCCACCAAGTTCCTTGGTGGTGAGAGTTGATCGACTCTGACTTTGTCCTCATGGGCATCGTCGTTGTCGCAATCATTCTCGGAGGGAATTACGTGATTCACGGTAATTCCTCTGGGCGCCGGCCTCGTCACTGACGAAACGGCTCCCACGGATCAGATTCCACGGCTAAGGAATTTCTAACTCTATAAGGAGCAGAAATTGAAAAGCCTGACGGATCTCTTTCGTGTAGTCATCCATCAAATGGGTGACTTGTGTCATACGAGCCCCACTAAGGATATAAATACTGTCCTTAGTCGTGTCGAAAGCGAAGGTATATCGTTTTTAACGATTACCCTACCTAACTTTGGTAAAGACTTCGAAAAAAGTCTCGACCAAGGTTTCGTAACTCACGACCAGTTTAAAGGCTTTGCCTTTACTGGCGGTCTCCCTCGTTTATTCGGGGGTTTCCTTGAGCTCGTTTTCGATCGCGCAAGCGGTGTTCTAAGAGAAGATTATTCTATCGATGCAATTGTTGCCGTCCGTCAGTTAACACTGATGTTCGGCAAGGTTGCCCTTGAATGCGCTCCTCAGCGCACTCAGGCAGCTATCGATGGCTATCTCTCTTGTGAGTCGGAAGTTAAGAGTAGCGATAAGAATCAGGACGATGGCTTCTTTGAAGCCTTTGACCGCATTTCTACGCTACTTTGGGCTAATTCCTTCTCCGAAATTGATGGAAACATCTATAACGGTGAAGTGATTCCCAAACATGGTCCTGGGGCCACTGCTGATAAGCTTAAGGGAAACCGAAAGTTTAACCAGATCGAGTGGACCACCAGGCTGGAAGAAATTTTCCCCGCTGGGGAGAATCTCTTCTCATCGTACCATCAATACCTCGATGAGTACGACATGCTTACCTTCCGCGAACCTGGAGACGAGATCCCCGTCAGGGTGATCACGGTTCCTAAAACGCTGAAAACACCTCGAATCATTGCAATTGAACCTACTGCTATGCAATACATGCAGCAGGGGATATTGGAATTATTTGAGAAGGCTATTCGTGCAGATGACATCGCACGGAACCTTATCGACTACAGTAGTCAGATCCCTAATCAGGATCTGGCTCTGAAGGGTTCCCTCGATGGGACCCTTGCTACGCTCGATTTGAGCGAAGCTAGCGACCGTGTTTCCAATCAGCATGTACGACGCTTGTTGCGCAACCACCCTCATTTTGCAAGGGCGGTTGATGCAACTCGCAGTCGGAAGGCTGACGTGCCTGGCCACGGTATTATCCGATTGGCCAAGTTCGCGTCTATGGGTTCGGCACTTTGCTTTCCGATGGAGGCTGCTGTTTTCGCAACAGTTATCTTCGTCGGTATTGAAAAGTGTCTAGGACGCCGTATTTCGATTAGAGACATTAAGTCTCTGATCGGGCGGGTGCGCGTCTACGGTGACGATATTATCGTCCCCGTGGATTACGTATCAAGCGTTGTCGATACCCTTGAGCTGTTTGGCTTCAAGGTAAATCGCAACAAGTCCTTCTGGACTGGTAAGTTCAGAGAGTCTTGTGGCAAGGAATATTTTGACGGCCACGACGTTTCCGTCGTGCGAGTCCGTCAACTTATTCCTTCGCAACGCGCGCATACTGCGGAGATAATTTCTACGGTATCTACTGCTAACCTATTCTATAAGAAAGGTATGTGGCAGATTTCCGAGTATCTCTACGAACTGATCGAGAGGATTATTCCTCTCCCTCGGGTCGCAGAGACATCTCCTGCTTTAGGTCGCCATTCGTTCCTCGGTTACGATACCGAGAAATGGGACCCTAACCTCCATCGCCCCCTTGTCAAGGGCATGGTGGTCAAGGCGAAGCTACCCAAATCAAATTTGGATGGCTATGGCGCCCTATTGAAGAGTTTCCTTAAACGCAGCGATTTGCCTTTCGCTGACAGGGATCATCTTCTGTATGCTGGACGGCCGGTTTCCGTCGACATTAAATACCGGTGGACTCCTTCATATTAATGAGGGAGTGTAAGTTAGGGTAACCTACTTACGCCAGG